AGCAAGGCAGGTTACGACTACCCACTACACGGTAAAGTTGAGGTGGAGGAGTTAGTACCAATCGGTGCAGCTAACTTCGACAAGTACAATAAGAAGCTCTTGAAGTCTTGGGTGAAAGCCGGAGGCAAGAAGAAGCACTTCATCAAACGCCGCTACAAGGTTAAGAAATCTAAGCAAGAGATTACTCATGGTTCACATAGGGCGACTATCTGGAAGCCTTGGGTACAGAATGGTAACTACTCTGCATATGCTAAGAAAGACTTCCCTGAGTATGCAACGGGCAATATCAACGACCACAAAGACCCAGTAATAGCAGGCCCATATACACCTGTTGTCTGGGAGGAAGTATCCCTAGGTAATCGTGACATCGTTCGTCAGGTGCTATACAAGCATGGTTGGCGCGGTATCAACTTCACTAAGGGTGAGCAAGAGTACGTTGATAAGCACGAGGATATACCTTACTTCTATGCAGGTAAGCTAGACGATGATTCTATGGACGCATGGTCTAAGCGAGCTGAGAAGAAAGGACTCACTGTACCATCTTGGGCCAAGGATATCCTAGAGTATTATGTTGTGGTGTCACGCCGTGGACAGATACTCAACAAGAAAGACATGGACTACTTCGAGAAGAATGGTGTCTTTCCTAAGCAACAGAATGGTAAGCGTGAACTACGTGGTCTTGTACCAAGGGCGAGAGAGGCGACTAGCGGTAAGGAGTTCCAAGACCTTATCAAGCAATTCGGTACTCGCTACTGGCATAAGAAGATGTTCTCTGAGGAGGATGAGTTCCGTGTACCCGCCGAGGCATTCGCTATCGGTACTAACACTTTCCGTATGAGACATAAGTATGTGGTTAACATCCCATCTCGCGGTCTGTACGGTAAGGACATGCGTAGGCTCTTCATTGCATCCAAAGGCTACAAGATACTTGGCTGTGACGGAGCAGGTCTTGAACTGCGTATGCTATCTCACTTCATGAACGACCCTGCTTATGAGGCGGTAATCCTAGATGGAGATATCCACACTCATAACCAGACCCTAGCCGGATTACCAGAGCGTGATATGGCTAAGACCTTTATCTATGCGTTCCTGTATGGTTCCGGTCTACTCAACCTAGCACTGACCTGTGGCGTTACCAAAGGTGAGATGGAAGAGATGGTTGAGCGATTCATGAGAGAGCTACCTGCACTTGATGAACTCGTAGAGGGTGTTAAGTCAGCAGCAAGAAACAAAGGTTACATGAAAGCAGTCGATGGACGTTGGGGCCGTGTGCGTAAGCAAGATGGTAAGGCCAAGGAACATACTGCGCTTAACGTACTTCTACAGATGACAGGTTCATTGTGTATGAAGTGGGGACTTTACTTTGCCCTTGAGTATTTCCGCAAGGCAGGTATTGAAGCACGTCTAGTAGCTAACGTACACGATGAGGTTCAGATGGAAGTACCAGAGAACCAAATCGAAGAGCTAGTCTACAAGATTAAGAAAGCTGACTGGAAAGCAGAAGAGAAGAAAGTTGTACATCATGAGAATGGCGACTACTACTCTGCACCTCGTATCATCAAAGAGGGTAAGAATAGTCTGACGGTCAGACGGACATATCACAAAGCAGGTCATCTACTCTGTAAGGGATTCGAGTACGCCGGAGAGTATCTAGGCATACGGACACCTTTAGCAGGCGAGTACATGATTGGACACAGTTGGATGGAGACACACTAATGGGAATACCACGACCACCTAAGCAACTACCTTTTAACTACCAGAGCTTCGAGCAAGTAGGCCTCAGTGCCAAAGAAGCCTATGAGTACATGGACGGGAACTCGTTCGACAAAGTGGATATTTACTCTTGCCCAAGGGATAAGGTAGACATCCACATCTACACTAATGGACGTGAAGTAATCGAAGTCCGTGGGTTTATGGGCCACTTTGATTTCCATAGCGCAACTCTCTACATGAGGTAACTGGAACCACCTATAGGGTAATAGGAGCACAACATGATACAAACCATAATCAAACAACGTCCTATGAAGTTCCATATGGAACAGTGGATAAAAGATAACTACGCAACTCTCAAAACAGGAGCTCGCTTCGTGTCACAAGATGTAGGAGCTCACTACAGGGAGAGCATGCGTAAGGCCTCTATCCGTAAGGGTGAATTAGTGGCAGAGAACAGAGCTATGATACTGGCTTACATCCAAGAACATCCAGAAGCTACTAACGAGCATATCTGTGAGCGGTTCGGTGTGGGCCACGTTAAGGTAAGACTCTTGTTCAAACATGCTATGTACAAGGATTGGATAGCTAACGGTAAGCGATTAAATCAGTACGAAGCAGCAAACAGATACCGTTTCTCAGTTACGATTGTGGAACGTTGGATTAACCAATTCGAAACAGGTATATACAATGGCTAAGAAAGATAAAGCTAAGAAGCAAACTCCTCCTCCACCTCCACCTAAGAAGTCTAAGAAGCAGGACAAGAAGCCTGTTGAAAAGGCTAAGGCTAAGGAAGAGCCTAAGAAGAAAAAGAAAGGCGGTGACTGGGACGAAACAGATGCAGGTGGTAAGGACTTCTTTAAGTTACCTGCCGGAACCTCAGAGTGTCTTGTTCGTGTGCGCTCAGTAATCTCTATGGGCCAATGTGTCCATGAGTTCAAAGGTAAGAAAGACAAGAAAGCGACATCGACTGTAGCTCTTGTTATCGAAGCGTGGCCTTTCAAGATTAAGAAAGACAACATCAAGATTACCTCTGAGGAGCCTGCAATCGTGTACCACACCATGAAAGCCCTGACTAACAATGACAAGTCTCACTACACTAAGATGAAGAAAGACTTTAATTGTAAGACTCCGGCAGACCTGCAAGATGCGGTCGGTATGGGTGAAATCTTCACGAGCGATAAAGGCTATATGTACCTGCGTCAAGCTCCTAAGAAATGTGGTCTAGCAGAACGCAAGGCGTGTCCTAAGCTGACGCAAGAGGGATTCATTGTCCCTAACCTTGACGCTATGACCATCGAAGCTCTCAAAGAGCTGAACCCAATTACTCAGGTTAAAGACTATGTTCTTGAAGCCGTCAACTACACTGACTCGGAAGCCGAGAAACTTGTAGCCAAAATCCGCAAGGATAAACCAGACTTCGCTAAACTGTCGGAAGACAAGAAAGGTAAGAAGACTGACAAGGCCGACAAGAAAGGCAAGAAGAAGAAGAAGAAGTTAGACGAAGACAAGGAATATTAGTCTGACGGTCAGACTGCCTGCCGATAGCCCACAGGGATAGTGGTGAGGTGGGCAGTCACTTGGAGGTTACATGGGTAAGTGGGACATAGACAATGAGGTGGTCTACTGGGATGTAGACAAAGAGACCTCAATCGACCCTGCAACTGAGTGGGACGAGGGCAATCATAGCGGCTTCACCAAGTGGGAGAAGACCGGAAAGATGACAGCTCTTGTCGATGCCGACATGTTCCCATACATCGTTGGTTACTGTCATTCAGAGGAGGCATGGTTTAATGTCATCCTTAAATGCCGTAACGAGGGACTGAACCCTGACACTGACGAGGGCAAAGAGTACATGCTCACTTGTCCAGAGACAGCCAAGGTAATAGACCACGTACACACGGTAGCTGATGACTGGGTTACTCGCTCAGGTGCAGACTCAGCAAGGTTCTTCCTAACGGATGGTTCATTGAACTATAGAGACAATCTTGCATTCTCACGGAAGTACAAGGACCGTGGGAGTTCCAAGCCTGCATTCTTCTCTCTTACCAAGTGGTATATCGAGAAGTACATGGAGGCAGAGGTAGGCGTGACAGAGGAAGCCGATGACCTTATGGCAATAGCTCAGTATCAAGGTAACGAGGTCTGGGCGATGGAGGGAGCGAAGCAAGGCTCCCAACTAGCCAAGCGTTGGTCTAATACTGTCATCGTCACAAAGGATAAAGACTTGCGTATGATTGCAGGTTGGCATTCTAATCCTGACATTAACGATGGAGAGAAATTCTGGGTGGATTCATTAGGGTGGCTTGAGCCTACCTACTATCCAGAGGGCCACAAACTTGAGGGTAAGATGAAAGACCTCAAGGGTGCAGGTATGCTCTTCTTCTATGCTCAGATGCTTATGGGTGATTCAGTTGATACCTATAACGGTCTGGCAGGCTGCGGTATGGTGAAAGCCTATGCCATGCTCAAGGATTGTAAGAAAATCAAAGCAGCTCATGAGGTAGTTAAGACTGCATTCTTCGAGAAGTTCGGAGATACGCCTTTCCGATACACCACATGGGATGAGCAAGAGGTAACAATCCGATGGCAGGACATATGGTTAGAGCAAGGTCGATTAGCTTGGATGCAAACACGTAAGGGTGAGATGTGGGAGCCGAACTCCATCTGGTCCCCAGACATTGACGCTTACATTCTTGAAAAGGAGATACCATTCTAATGACTAGATATCGTAGCTCGAAGCATAGGGTGACTACACCTGCCGCAACAGTTCTTAAAAGGCGCATAACTAAAGACAAAGTACAGAGGCTCAGAGAGAAGTTAGCGAAGAAGCAAAACTACATCTGCCCCATCTGTCAGCGTAGCCTTAAACGCTTGGACAATACCCTAGACCATTGCCACAAGACAGGGTATGTCCGAGGAGTTCTATGCCGTAATTGTAACGGCCTTGAGGGAAAGCTAACTACCATACTCATGAGACTTGATGTAGGTAAGATTGGCTTCGACCAAATCATTATGAATCTGGCGAAATGGAGACATCCAGATAACCTCAAGAAGAAATGGATTCATCACAATGCCGAGACTCTGCAAGAGCAGAAAGAAAGGCAGAACAAACGTAGACGAGATTTGAATCGTCGTAAACAGAAAGGGTAATAGCTATGCGCAACAATTGTAATATGGTGGCAACGGCAATTGCAGACATCCCACAGGATAAGACTCGTGCTTATCTTGCGGTGATTGCAACGGCAGAAGTAACGGTAACTATCTCCGGTGGTGAGCCATTCACTATTCCGGCAGGCTCAGTGTGGGCTCCAATCCCTGCACCTATCAATGACATTGTGTTCGCAGGTACAGGGACTATGGTGGTCGCATGATGAGGGTTGGATTTGATGGAGCCTTTGGACGGGCCTTTGGTCCCTCGGGAGGCGCAGGGGAGAGCCCATACCTCCTCCCGTAGTGGTGTGGGATTCGATTGACTTTAGTAGAGCAGGTCAACTGCCTGCGGATACTCAGCGTTGGGAGGGCAACTATGTAGATGGTAACGCCCAAGGTTGGTTCACTGGAACAGCAGGTACAGGTCCACGTACACCTAGGTACATAATGGAGGTAGGGAAGACCTATGTATTCCGTATCCAAATCTCAGAAGAGATAGGTTCCGTTAACGCATGGTACTGGGATGGCTCCAATAACACTAACTTAGGTTCGGTGGATGTTGGCCCTGCTCAGGATTTCGAGTTTACCTGCATGGAGTCTGACGCACAATGGTGAGGTACTAACGTATGGCTGAGATAACTAAGGTATTCCCGTATCACTACGCAGAGGTGGAGGACTTGAGCCTCACCAATAGACATCCAATCTTTGAGCAGGTAGTAGAACTGGACATAACTGACTTACCGTCCGGTGTCTACGCTGTCACTGTCTCACTGGTATGGAACTTACCATCTACCAACGATTCGATTGTGTATCGCTTAGACAACGGCACACGAGGCACAGAGTTTAGCGAGGAAGCTAAGGATGCTGATGACCGTAAGCCTAAGTCTTACACATATCCATACACTCACAAGGGTGGACCGTTCCACCTATCACTTAACGCATGTATTGGCAATAGTGGCGGAAGCCCTGCAATAGAAATCAATCATGCAGCACTAACTCTTAAACGCGAAGCGTAAGGAACTATCATGGCTAAGAAAGACAAGACTAAGAAAGACAAGACACAAGAAGCGGCTAAAGTGAAAGCAGGCAAGAAAGATAAGAAAGTCAAAAAGGAGAAAGCTCCTAAGACTGAGAAGAAAGCTAAGAAGTCTGACGGTCAGACTAAAAAGCTAGACTTCACTAACATCTTTACGTTGCTTGGTGCAGAAGAGAAACACCGTGTTAAACCTTGGCAGGAAGTACGTCACTATGACGAAGTGCCAGTAGAAAAGAATCGTACAGCATTCCCGTATGACGTGGACGTTAAGTACGATGGTAACTACATTGGTATCGTTGTGATGGATGGCAAGGCGGTGGGAGGCTTCTCTCGCACAGGTAAACCTTTCACTAACATCGAGCAGGTCTTGTCTCTCTTTACCGCAGAACAAGATGGTGTGTACTGTGCAGAGATTTACATGGACCGTGAGCTTATGTCACTACAGGTATTCTCTGGCTGTATCTCTCCATTCCGTACTAAGGCAAACACTAAACCTAAGCAGGCTACCATTGACAACCAGACTAAGATTGCGGTGTTTGATTACATCACATTCGAAGAGTTCCTGTCTGGCGGTCAGACTCCAACAGTAGGTCGTTCTGTCGTCCCATCTAGTGACCGCCGTAAGATTGCCAAGAAAGCAATCAAGGCAGCTCAGAAAGCCTCTGGTAAGCGTATTCACTTCGTAGAGACCCAAGAGGTCAATAGCGAAGAAGAGCTACGCCTAGCAGCATCTAAGGCCATTGAAGCAGGCCATGAGGGTGTCGTTATCAAAGGTAAGGACAACCATTGGGTGTCAGGTCACAAGAACTTCCATTGGATGAAGATTGTGAAAGACTACACTGTGGACCTAGAGTGCATCGGCTTCGAAGAGGGCGAGGGTAAGCTAGAGGGCCATGTTGGTAAGCTAATCTTCCGCTTTGAGAAA